TCACTTACTCCTCTGTTTCTTATCGCACGAGAATGCTGCCAGGCTGGAAATCAGTTCTTCCATGCCCGATGTTTTCATGACCAGCCTCAGCCCTTCCTCACCAATTTCAACAACCTGGACAAGCAGGTCGATAATGCGTTGTTGCTCGACTGGGTAAAGGCTGTCCCAGAAAGTGTCCATGGTCTCGAATGCGGTTTCAATGCTTGCTTGAGTTGTGGCGACCTGTTCCAATGCCTGGACCCGCTTGAGGAATTCATTCCCCCTGGACTTCACATCCTTAATCCGATTTTGGATCTCGCGGATTTCCTTGTCCTTGTTTCCAGTAGCCTTTAGCAGCAAAAGATGCTCTTCCTCTAGTTTTGGCAAATCGGTTAGGAGGGCTGAACGCTGATCCCGTAATCGATCAACCTCAATCCCTTCCATCTGTCGCGCCTTTTCCCATACACCTTGCACGACTACCTTCGACCGGAATACCCCTCCGAGCTGTTGGACAACTGCCTTCTCAATATCTGCTGCGGGTATGCGCTGAAGAGGACATTCGCTGACACCTCGCTTGGAATCCTTTGTGCAGATGTAGTAGCAGTAGCGTCGGCCATTGTATTTGCTGGTGTAGGTGGGCACCATGGCGCAGTCACAATGGCTGCAACGTATCACCCCTCGCAAAGGTGAAACGGTCCGAATTCTGACTACCTTGGACTTGTCTTCGGAGCATTCGCCCAGTGAATTCTGAACGGCCTGCCAGGTTTCTTCATCAATGATGGCTTCGTGTTCGCCAGGATAGTGCTTGTCCTTGTGGACCACCTGGCCTATGTATTTCCGGTTCTTGATGACTCGATAGACCTGCGGGACATCCCAGCGAATGCCACCCTGGTGAATGCCCTTCTTGGTGGTCCACTCCTTGGTACGAATGCCCTGCTCATTGAGATCCTGGGCCACACGGCGGAGAGATCGAATTTGCAGGTAGCGCTTGAAAATGTACTGGACTGTTTGGGCTTCGGTGTGATTGACTAGAATCTTGGTACGCTCTGGATTCACATCGTAACCCAGGACAGGGATACCTCCGCAGTATTTTCCCTTGCGCTTGGCGGCAGCCAATTTGTCGCGGATGCGTTCACCGGCAATCTCCCGTTCGTATTGCGAGAAGGAGATCAGGATGTTAAGGTTCATTCGCCCCGAGGCATCGGTTGTCGAAACCTTCTGGGTTACTGCAGAGAAGAGAACATTCTTCTTTTCGAACCAATCAATCATCTTTGTGAAGTCTAGGATAGAACGCGAAAGACGGTCGATCTTGTAGACCACCACCACATCGATCCAGCCCTTCTCTATGTCTGCCAGAAGCTTCTTCAAGCCTGGGCGCTCCATGTTTCCACCGGAATAGCCACCATCATCGTAGTGATCTGGAATCTGCAGCCAGCCTTCACGTTTCTGACTCAAGATGTACGCTTCGCAAGATTCTCGCTGTGCGTCGAGGGAGTTGAATTCCTGCTCCAGTCCTTCATCCGAGCTCTTGCGGGTGTATATGGCACATCGCAGAACTCGTTTATCCTTCAGTGGAATTCGGTTCTCATCCAAGGGTGCGATCTGGTTTGCTTCCATCAGTTCTTCACTCCGAAAAAGTTACGGCCATTCCAGTGGGTACCTGTGATTTCCTTGGCTATGGCACTCAAGGATCGGTAGACATTGTTGTTGAACTCAAAGCCTTTTTCCAAGGCGACGACCTCATGTCGCTGGCTTCCCCAGATGCGGACTAGACGAGTTCCAGGCAGGATGCCTTTGTTCTGTGCTGTTGGTCTTTGGCTCTTGGCATCGATCTTTGCGATTGGATCCAGATCGGCCCTTTGGCGAATAGTGTCGAGAGCCTTTTGGGACAGACCGCCATAGTGGATTTCCTGGATTCGCCAGGCGAGCTTCTTCAGCAGAAAGGCTCGCTTGAAGGGAGGTGCGGGCTGCCCTGCATTCTGCTTTCTCCATTCTGCCTGTAGCTCTTCCAGGCTCATTCTATTGATCAGCGAGAGCTGGTATAGGACGGTATTCTTCTTTGCGGTTTCTTCGGTTGAGAGAGTCATTTCGTTTCCATTCTTGCTCATGTTTACACCTTCAGAGAGGTTGTTCATGAATGACGACAATACCTCGGGAACAGTCAAGTCATTAGTCTTGATCGTCCTCTGATTCCCTATGATTTCGCCTCATATGGCCCTTACTCGCACACTTTCTCTTTGTACGGAGAAACGCTTCGGCCAGGATCTCGTATATGGATTCAAAAGCCGATTTTGGAGAGATTTCCTGACTGCCCTGATCCAATGCTTCCGGTATGGGACTTGTCTCGGGGATTGGGAATATTGAGCTTTTCTTTCTGGTTGTGATGTTTGTGTTTTCCAACTGACAGTCCTTTGAAATTCTTGTGGATTCAAAGGTTTCTTACCGGATTGACTGTAAAACTGTCGGAAATTGTCACGAGAAGTTGGCTATCTTTGCGAGCTGCCCAAATGTGCCGCATTTAATCAAAATTGGAGGGGATGGACTCCTCCGACAATGATAGGCAAGGAAAAAAATGGACTAAGAATGGATCGGAGGATATGGGATGGCTAAAACACTAAATGCGAGATTCTTTTCAAAACCAAGCTCATTGAGGGAGGTGGAACCTGAGTTGTTCCTGAAGTTCCTGCAATTGGGCAAGACCTTCCTTCAAGCGAAGGACTATAACCTTCCGGATAAACCGGAAGAACTGGATTACGAGCGAATCAGCTCAATCCTTACGGACCCGGAAGGAATGGATGAATACTTCCAGAATGCCCTGTTCCAGGTCGGCGAACTGGCCAAACAGGACGAGGTCTTGTTTGACCATATGCAGGAGCTCACCAAGGAAAAGCCATGGGCTCCTACTATTGATGCAAAAGCGACAAACGCGGACTTTGCCATCGCAATCTACCTGAATGAGCCCGCTTTGCTAAATGAGGTGCATGCCACCGATCTTTTCTCCAGCACCAAGTCATTCCAGTATTTCATGGCTGAAGTAGATCTGGATAATTATGAATTCAAGATGCCCTCTGAAAGTATGCTGGCCGATCTTGAAAAGGCATTGGATCTTGGCTTCACAGAGAAGCGCCGAGGCGGTTCTTCAGTGGTCGCGATCAAGCAACTCAGCTCGTGCGTTGTCATCACGGTTCGGCATGGCGAGCAATTCTCACGGCAAGCAGCAATCCATGAAGGAAAATCAACAAGTGTTTTCTATAGACCAGAAACGCACGACCTGTTGATTTATGAGACGGCGAGCGGAGCCCTGCGCATGACGCCCAAGCAGAAGTGGCTCCAGGAATTGTATCTGGCACAGATTGGGAAGTACATCTTTGGTTCGCCTGAATTTTTCGGCCGCAGCTCCCGTTTCGATTTTTCTCCATTGCGGGAACTGGGCAAAGATTCTTTGGCCTGTGCTGATTTTGCTGAGATCGAATATGTGGTTCTGCGTGAAGTGCAGATTCTAAGAAGCTCGGGAGGCCAGCAACTTTGGGACATCCGCAAGGCCACGGACCTATTCTCCGTCCTTGAATTGGCAGACGAAACGATTCCGGAGGGTGAGATTCGAAAAGCGTCCTTCGCGATCAAATTGAAAAACTCACCACGCCCGAAGCTCCTGAAGATTGGGAGCGACAACAAGGAAGAGGTGCGCAACGATCAGGATCGTGCATTGTTTGATCGTTGGCTTGCTGCCAGAGGGTTTATTTGCGAGGAAATAGCCGATGAGGAATGATGCATCTGCCCTCTGGCTCCGGATTTCAGCCCATGGAACGAAAGGCCTCAAGCAAGATTGGCATCCCTACATCGATGGTCTAGGCAAAACATATAAAGGCCTATTCGTACCTCGAGGTCCAGCTTTAGCGATACCTTGTGGTAGCGATAACTGTATGGAAGGATGCTATGCCGAAGTCCAGGACGTTGGTGGTAAGTTCCGCGCAGTTTGTCCCAAGGGCTACAGGAAACCATTCGAGGTCACTCGCGAAAGCATTCTGCAATACGAGATCCATGCCAAAACGCTTCACAAGCATTTGGCTCGGGCGCTATCGCTAAATGATGAGTTCTCGGACTTCCCGGATAACAGCAGGCTAATTCGGATTGGCAAGTCGACTCAGGCAACAGAAGCCCCTCGTCCCTATTATGTGGCGTATTGCTACGAGGGCAGGCACCTGAAAGCCTGCCTATCGGACATCCAGACGGATGCTAGTGGAAAACCTTTTGTGCTGTTGCTCGCAAATCCCAAGGCTCACTCACCAGGCTTCGAAAACCAAGTTGCAAAGCTTGGAGGGGAGTTGAAAATCCTTCGAGACCTTGTTGATGTCACTGCTAATGGGATCGTCGCAAGAGCAAACGGTAGCGTGAAAGAACCTGCGCTTGAATACAGACCAAGCGCGAAGTTTCCGACTCCAGAGGGTTGTTCATGGGGTAGTATCCGGATCGAATTTGCAAATGACGATGAGGTTCTTGTATCTGCACCAAAGGTTAAGGTCACAAGATACTCCTACGCTGAGATGGGAATGAAGAACAACAAGAAGACTGGAATTATTCAGTTCAATGCCCAGTGGGTATTGCTTGCATCATTTTCAAGATTGGAAGGAAGAATCCAATTCCAGGGGATCAAAGGTGAGGGTCGGTTGAAGAAGCAGAAGCAACTTCTGTCAGAGCATTTGAAAAGATTCTTTGGGCTGGACGAGGAGCCGATTCGAAACGAACGAGGAGAGTATGTCTGCTCATTCATGATTGTTCCAAATCGGAAAACGGAACGTAAAACGTCCTATTCAAGCCTAGGCATGGAAAGCGACTCCTACCTTCGAGAAATGGAGGATGATGATGAATTCGATTAAACGCAATTATTTAGTCAGAACAAGGCAGGTCTAGCTTTAGCAGATCATTGAATTTTTCCGTTTCGGAAATAAGAGCAATGTCGCTGATATCGCCTATGTCTAAAGTAAGTGAGTCGTTCGTCGCAGGATTTGCTTTCAGTAAAATCCTGTACTCTCTTTGTTTTATGAATTTGACTCGCTTTTGATATCCATGGTGTGAACCGGGAATTTTTCCATGTATGGATGAGTCATTATAATAGTTAACAGGTGCCAACGTCGCCTCAAAATTCATTTTTTGCAACGCTTGCTTACATCTATCAATGAATTGTTGCGCTCTTGTGATCACTACGCAGATATTACCCAATCCATAATTAGAGTGATGAATTTGAATCATTTCTTTGAAATCATCCAATGATTCTCTTGAAATTTGATCCATTCCTGAACTATTGAGTGAATAAATACAGAAAGCATGTTTGGACAATTCCTCGTTGTCAGAAATTACTATTGGTGATGAAATATCACTTCCTTTAATTTCGATGCTTCCTATGCGAACTTCTCCGATGAGATTGGGTTGGAAAATAGCAACAGCCCCCTCATACAAATCGCCTCTAGACTCGCCAACTTCATCACAATAGTTTTTGTAGTATCTGAGTGTGTTCAAATAGAGCTTTCCACGCAGAAATGATTCCGCATATTCCATTTTGTTGAAAATCTTTACAAAAGCATAAATGATGGACATTTCTTCTCTACGGTGTTTAGACATCAATCTCAATCAATGATTCTTATAACGTAGTTCAATAACCCATCAATCATCAAGCCTCGGCCCACCAGCCGGGGCTTTTTTCGTTTTGGTGAAAATTCACCAGGTCCCCCAGAAAAAAGTTGCGAAATATTTCCTGCGATTTTAGAGCAGAATCGCTGTTTTCGGTGTTTTCACCGGTGAATTCACCAGTCCCCAATGAGTCCTCAGCGAAAATTCACCGGTGCATGGCGACGGTTCAAAAACTGATCGCCGGTGCAGAGCTCCCGCCGTCAAGCACTCCCGGCCTGACCATGGGACTCGACAATGCACACAGGAAATACATACCGGGGAATCGATGAATACGCCGCACGACTGATCAAACACAAGGCAAGGCAAATGGTGGGTACCGCCGGGTACTCATTCTCTGACATGCCCGATCTCGAGCAGGAGCTGGTGGCCGACCTTCTCCAGCGGCTGCCCCGCTTCAATCCAACCATCGCCAAGATGAGCACTTTCGTGAGTCGGATTGTTGAGCACCGGATCGCAACCATTCTGGAAGCCAGGAACGCATCCTGCCGTGATTGGAAACGTTGCCAGGATTCCTTGAACGAGCCATTGAGCAACAACGAGGGTGAGTTCTACGAATTCATGGATCTCGTCCGAAGCCCAACGATCGGCTTGGATGACGATGGTGAATCCATCGAGGATACCTACTCCTTCGCCATCGACTTTAAGAAGGCGATGGAAAGCCTGCCCGAAGATCTCCAGGAAATCTGCCAGCTGTTGAAGGGCCATTCCCTAACGGATGTGGCTCAGCAGCTCGACATGCCCAGGACCACCCTGTATTCCAAGCTGAGGACCATCCGCAATCATTTCAGCGCTGCTGGAATGCAGGAATACGTGACCTCGCGTCATCCGCGCAAGTCTTCCGGTATGAAACCAAGGAACCCTCGGGCCTGAGGAAAAAACAGAAACCAAAGGAGAATAGGATGTCTACACAGACCTACGAGTATCGCTTCGATACAGCCATTCCCGTGCAGGAGCTCGAGGATACGCTCATGCTTTCCCTGATCGCCGTGGAAAGCGTATTTGGCCATTCCAGAGTCCGCATGGACGCTCGGTTTGAATTCGACCGCAAGCACCGCCGCTGCCGCATTGACTGCTCCAACGAAGTTGGCCTGCAGCTGGCCCGCATCTTCACTGGCTACGCGACCCGCGAGTATGGCGAAGGAGCAGTACAGATCGACGTCAGCGATGCTGCCGTATTCCGCACTGCCAATACCCGTGATCTCGAGGAGGTTCATCAATGAGCAACCCACTCATGACCACAACCTATTCCATGTGGCGGCTTTTCCGCAATTGCCGCAAGGCTTGCGAGCTCCGGTACTTCGACGAGCTGGTGCCATTGGAACGCGATGGCAGCCTGTCCTTCGGATCCACTATCCATTCGGCTCTTGAAAAATGGCATGGCACTGGTGATCTCGTCCAGGTGCTCGACATCATCGATGCAGCCTTTCCCGATCGACTCCAGGAGGAGCGGCAGAAGGATAACTGGAATCTCGCTAGAGCGATGATGATGTCGTATGCGGCCCAGTATCCGAAAGAAGAATTCGAGATCGTAGCGCTTGAGAAATCGTTTGAAGGCCCCATTGTCAATCCCGAGACCTGCGCAGCCTCGCGCAGTTTTGTTCTGGCTGGAAAGGTCGATGGCATCGTGAAGCAGGGCGAAGAATACTTCCTTCTGGAACACAAGACGGCATCGCAGATCGATGCGAGCTACCTCGAACGACTGTGGACTGATTTCCAAATCATTCTCTATGCGGGTTACCTGGAACAGACCATGGGCATCCGCATCTCCGGCATCATCTACAACGTGCTTGTGAAAGCGAAGCTTCGCCAATCCAAGGGCGAGGCGGAAGAAGAATACCAGGAGCGCCTGGCAGAACTAATTGCCAAATCCAAGACCGGCAAGAGTAGCGCCAAACGCAAGATGCCCGAGACCGACGAAGAATTCCAATCGCGCCTGGCGGAAAAGTACAAGGAACCCGGCATGTTCCATCGCGAGGTGCTCTACATCTCCCGCGATCAGTTTGTCGAACTCAAGAGCGAACTCTGGGAATTGTCCCAGGCGTTGCTTGATGCCCGTCGCCGCAAGGCTTTCTACCCCAATACCAGCTATTGCTTCCAGTATAACAAGCCCTGCGCCTATTTCCCGCTTTGCAGTTCGGGAGGAAATCCCAACGTGATCGAGAACCTCTACCAGAAGGTCGCTCCCCACGAGGAACTCCGCGAAGCAGAGCAAGAAACCATTCCCCAATTCTGAAACCAAACATCAAGGAGTAAGCAATGCTTCCTACCAGCAAGACGAAGCCCAAGGCATCCCTTTTCGACCTGACCGCACTGGTTTATGGTCCGAGCAAGATCGGCAAGAGCACCTGGTGCTCGCAAGCCCACAACACCCTGTTCCTGGCAACCGAGCCAGGATTGAACGCCCTCGAGGTGTTCCAGGTCAACATCACCACCTGGGATGAGATGCTCCAGGCATGTCAGGAGATCGCCGAAGGCAAGCACGACTTCAAGACCATCGTGATCGATACCGTGGACAATGCCTACCGCATGTGTTCGGACTATGTGTGCAAGAAGTTCAAGATCGAGCATGAATCCGATCTGGGCTACGGCAAGGGCTATGCTCTGATCAACAATGAGTTCCAGCGCGTGCTTAACAAGCTCGCATTCTTGCCTTATGGCCTGATCCTCATCTCGCACAGCCAGGAACGCGATATCGAGACACGCACAGGTTCGCATACTCGCATTGTGCCGACCCTTCCCGAGAAGGTACGCAAGGTCGTCACCGGTCTTGTGGACATGATTCTCTTCTGCGATCTGGAGATGAAGACTGGCGAAGACGGAAAGCCCGTATGGACTCGTGTCATGCGCACCAAGCCAAGCCCCAATTACGATGCGGGCGATCGCACCGGAAAGCTTCCCGAAGTGCTCCCCCTGGACTTCCAGGCTTTCGAGAAGTCCTTGAACGCAGCCACGACCGCTCCGTCCAGCCTGCCTGCTTCGGCTCCCCAGGCTGCAGCGACTGCCGCATCGGCCCCTGCACAAGCAACCAGCAAACCCACCACCATGGCGCAGAAGCGCTAAGGAGAAACCATCATGGATCAATACGGCAACGATTGGAATGACAACAACCTCGACCTGGCCCAGTTCGACGATGACTTCGCCACTGCCGAGGTCGATGAAAAGGAATTCGACGCCATTCCCGATGGCAAGTATCAAGTCAATGTGGACCGAGTCGAGATCACCAAGTCTCAGACCTCCGGCAATCCCATGCTCAAGTGGACTCTCCGCATCATCGCTCCCTCCTGCAAGGGTCGCCTGATGTGGCGCAATAATGTGATGGCGACCAAGGAGAACATCAAGTGGCTGAAGCAGGACCTCTACACCTGTGGCCTTCAGCTGCAGAAGCTCTCCGACCTTCCTTCCTATCTGGAAAGCCTGCTCAACGTGAAGCTCGAGGTGACCAAGCGCACTAAGGGCGAGAACGAGAACATCTACTTCAACCGGCGGATCCAGATCGAGGATGATGGATTCACTGTTGGTTCTGCCCACGACCAGTTCCCGCACTTCTGATGGCTGGTCCCGCAATCGTCATCGCTGTGGATAGCAGGGAGCAAGAGGGGTACTCCTTCTCTGTTCCAAGCCTGCGCAAGAAACTGGATGCCGGAGACTACTCGGTGGTTGGCCTGGAGAGCCTGGTGGCCATCGAACGCAAGTCGGTCCAGGATTTTGTGGGCACTGTTATCCGCAGCCGCGACCGGTTCCGCGAGGAACTGAAACGGTTGCAGGGCTATGCCATGGCATGCGTCGTGGTGGAAGGCAACTTGCGCGATCTTCTCGAAGGTCGCTATGCAGGCGGTGCCCATCCCCACGCGGTTGTCGGGGCAGCCCTTTCCATTATCGTCGACTATGGTATTCCCGTGTACTTCTGCTCGGATCGCCAGGCAAGCTGCCGGTTCGTGGAGGAGCTTCTGATTCGCTTTCACCGGAGATTTGCTGAGTGTCATCAAAACGAAAATCCCCCGCAAGGCTCCGGGGCAGAATAGAAAAGGTCTTTTATGCCGGTCCGAAGTTTTCCGCTGGCAAGCTGCGCAACCACGAAGGCGACATTGTTTCCTTCGCAGGCAACGTCTATGCGCAAGAACAGCAGGATCTAATCCTTGAAGGTCAATGGATCACGGATCCAAAATATGGTAAGCAGTTCAAAGTGGACTGCGTGGTTCATGACATTGCTCTCGACACCGAGGGCCTTATCCACTATTTGGGAAACCATCCCGAGATCAAAGGGATCGGCCCGGCCAAGGCTCGCAAGATCGTCGAGACCTTAGGTTCGGACTTCGAACAGACCCTAGTTGAAGATCCAGCCAAGGTTGCGGCCATTGGTCAGATCAGTCTGGAGAAGGCACAAGCCTTCCGTCAGGAGTGGTTGAAGTCCCGCAAAAGCAATGCTGTGATGGCATGGCTTTCTTCCTTTGAACTGACGCATTACCAGGCAAAGACACTGGAAGAAAAGTTTGGCCCCTCTTGCATGGATATCCTGCAGGATAATCCCTACCTGATCGCAAGGGAGGTCCGTGGCTTTGGCTTCAAGAAGATCGACAAGATCGCCCGCAAAATGGGAACCCCGAAGGATCATCCAGGCAGACTGGAATCGGGAATTGAATTCAGCCTTTCCGAAGCACTGAACAATGGGCATTGCTGGATGGAATATGAAGAGCTTGTGGATCAGTCGAACTTGCTGCTGGTCATGGATTCCCTGGATAGCCGCGAACGTATCGAGAAGGCTCTGGATGCCCTGATCGACAATGGGCGCTTCAGTTGTTCCTCTGGACATGGTCGCATCTTAGTCGCATTCAAGCACATTCATGAGCAGGAGAAAGAACTTGCGGAGCGGTTCAATCGAGCATCGCAGCCGAATCCTCATTTCAAGGATACTAAGGAATCCCAGGCCCTGGTGGAGCGTTGCTGTCAGAAGCTGAATGAAGAACAGCTTGCAGCAGTCCAGATGGTTCTGGCAAATTCTGTGTCTATGATCTCGGGTGGAGCTGGATCCGGAAAGAGCTATACAGTCTCGACAATCAATGCAATCTGCGAGGCCAAGGATCTGGAGATCATACTCTCGGCACCTACCGGCAAGGCCGCAAAGCGTCTCGAGGAAATCTCTGGCCGTGAAGGCGTAACAGTGCATCGGCTTCTGGGCTACGATGGCAAGACTTTTGCCCGAAATGCGGAAAACACCATTGAAGCGGATGTGCTTGTGGTAGATGAATTCTCCATGGTGGACGTGTCTTTGTGCTGGAGCCTTTTCCAGGCGATCGACTTTTCCAAGACCTCCCTTGTGCTGGTGGGCGATCATAACCAGTTGCCACCGGTTGGACCAGGCAATGTACTGCGCGATCTTATTCAGAGTCGCGTGGTGCCGATGGTGATTTTGAACAAGGTCGTCCGTCAGGCTGGTGTGCTCAAGGAGAATAGTACGGCAATCCTCACTGGCGATGTGCGCAAGAGCAGCGAGGTCACGTTGGCTGGCCGCCGGGAATGGTATCTGGTGGACCAGTTCACGGAGGCAGCGAACGCATCGGCGTTCCTCGATGAGTTGTTCCAGAATCGTTTGGAACTCCTCGGCTTTGATATCGTCAAGGACGTGCAGGTTTTAACTCCGACGCACATCGGGCCTCTGGGCACCAAGGCCCTCAATTTGCAATTGCAGAAACTGGTGCAGAAGAAACTCTGGGGAGTCGATGTGGAGCCGGTGCCTGAAGGACGGAAACCGAAGTTCTATCCGCACGACAAGGTTATTCAGACCCGCAACAATTACGATCTCGGCGTTATGAATGGCGCAATTGGCCATGTCATGGAGCAGCGTGCCAATGGCGCACTTGTGGTCAACTTCGATGGAATGGCTGTGGAGATTGAAAAGGGATCGCCCAATGTGGGCGACATTCAATTGGCCTATGCGCTGACGGTTCACAAGACTCAGGGCTCTGAATTCCCCTGCGCCATTGTCCTGATCCACAAGAGCCATAGCTTCATGCATCATCGCAACCTGCTCTATACCGCCGTGACTCGCGCCAAGAAGTCCGCGATTATCCTGGGCGACCGTTGGGGGATTCGGAATTGCGCAAGCAAATGCATGGTGGACGAGCGCCACACATTCCTCTCCCTTCTTCTCGCCGGAAACCGCAACATCATGATGGAGGCCGGATGAGCCTGCAGGGAACAGACAGCGTCGCGGAATACTACCGACTGATCCGCGACCAGGATATTGGGAACATTGCCCACGAGCTTATGCCGGGACGCATCGTTCATGAAAGTGCAACGACGCTCCAATGTGATTGCCCCAATCATCAGAGCCAGTCCAGGAAGTCCCTGCATGTCATGCTAGACAAGCAGGGCTGGTATTGCTTTGGTTGTGGAACTGGTGGCGACGTTCTTCAGCTGGTGGAATTCATCCGCGCTGGCAAAGTCACTGCAGGCGTGGCTGGTCCCATGCCCGATTCCCATCGCGAGGCCAGGGATTTCTTGGCAGAGAAGGCCGGGCTCCCTCCGCTTTCCCGCTATGGCATGACAGATGAGCGCTTGCAACAGACCGAGGCCGAGCATGGATTCCGCTTGAGAGTCCAGGCAGCCTTGACCGCAGCTTCTGAATATTTCCATGCCCAACTTCGCAACAATGCCGAAGCCCTCGAATGGATGCGAAGCCACTATGGTCTGCAGGATGAAATTGTCGATCGACTCAAGATCGGCTACTCGGACAATGACTCCGGGATCTTAGCCCACTTGCTGGATGAACTGGGCGGCCAGTTCTCGAAACGCGAATTGGCAGCTACAGGTCTGTTCCGGCCCACCAGTCAGGACGGGCTTTCTCCGTTCTTTGAAAAGCGGCTCATGTTCCCTTACTGGAGTCATGGCTCCGTTGTGTTCTTCATTGGCCGTAAGACTCCATGGACTCCAGAGAATCCCTGGGAGCAGGGAAAGTACAAGAAGCTGCCAGTTCACGACCAGCACCAGCGTCCCTATATAGCCAAGTTCATCAACAATGGAGTGCTTTACAACCAGGATGTGCTGCTATCCCGGCCGGACAGCGTTGTTATCACGGAAGGTGTAACGGATTGCCTTTCGCTCATGCAGCAGGGCTTCAAAGCCATCTCACCGGTGACGGTGCGCATCAAGGCAGCAGACTGGCAGCACCTGATGCCGCAGTTGCGTGGTGTCCAGAAGGTGTTCATCTGCCAGGATAATGAGATTTCCCAGGCCGGGCTGAAGGGCGCTCTGCAGACGGCCCGAATCCTAGCCGAGCACAAGGTTGAGACCAGGCTGGTGACCTTGCCACTGGATTCGGCCCAGAAGGACGCCAGAGCCCGCCTGAAGGCCGAGTTTGGCCTGGTGTCGGCCGTTGGCCCAAAGGAACTCGCAAGCCTCCTGGAAGGGCGCAGTTCGGCCGATGTGGCCGAAGCACAGAAGTTGCTCGCCGATTCTAAGATCGATGTGAACGAATTCTTCACTCGTGGGCATTCGGCCCAGGACTTCCAGAAGCTTCTGGATTCCTCCTTGAGCCCCATCGAATTCGGTATCCAGAACATCCCCGAGGATCTATCTGAAGAGGAGCGAAACAAGATCCTCGAACCTGTTCTCTCGGAAATGGCTGCCATGCCACCTCTGGAACAGTCCAGGCTCCTGAAGATGGTCCACGAACGTCTTGGACGCGCCGTGCCCATGAATGTGCTCAAGGATCAGCTCCGGGCTGTGCGGCAGGAGGAAAAGGCCAAGGCGAAGCAAGAAAGCAAGAAGGCCAAGCGCAAGAGCGACGCGCCTCCCGGATCGTGCCGGGCCAAGGTTGAGGATGTCCTGCTCGAAACAGAGCTGGACGATGGCTCGCCGGACTTCTCCAAGGCAGCCGAAGCAGCCTATGAATGGTTTACCGCCAATGGGGCTATGTTCTTCCACACCCAGCTGGGCGAGCCATTCATGTATTTCGACAATGCGATCTACTGGATGGATTCGCCAGACCGTGGACGCAAGCGCCAATACGCCGCCATGCTCTACAAGAATACCGGCCTGGTGCCAACGTCAGGAGGTGGCCGCACCTTCTTTGAGGTTTTGCCAAGCTTGGCCATGCTGCGTGGTCAAGTCCGCGACCATTTCTCCTGGCTGCATTCCAATGTTTCGGAATTTACTGTGTACTTCAATCTCAATAACCCTGATCATGAGATTGCGAAGATCACACCCGAAGGCATCGAGATTCTGCGCAATGGCGGGAACCTCGACGGGATCATTTTGGATGGGTCCCGAAAAATGAAGCCACTCCGTTTCATTCCCGATGCGGACCTGGAAGAAGCGGACCGATTATTGGTGGACCTCCTTGTCAAGAATATGAGTTGCCCCATGGGTGACCGCTTCTTGATCCTATCCTGGCTCAGCTGCTTTCTGTTGATTGACTTTGCGGGCACAAGGCCCATGACGCGCTTCGAGGGTTCGGCTGGATCCGGAAAGACCACGGCAAGCAAGCTGATCTCGGCGCTGCTTTACGGCGAGCCCCAGCACAAGAAGGCCACCGATGCAGCCAACTACACTGACGGCTCGCAGAATCCTTTGATCGTGCTCGATAATATCGAAGTCAAGCAGATGACCGAGGACCTGACCACGTTCATGCTTACAAGTATCACCGGAATTGCGAAAGAAAAGCGTAAGAGCGGTACCGATAGCGAGACAGTGACCGAGCGAACCAAATGCCTTCTGAACACCACAGGCATCGAGCCTCTGCTTGGTGAATTGTCTGAAATCCAGTCTCGCACCTTTGTGGTCAATTTCGACATCGAGAACCAAAGCAACTGTTGCTTCATTGAATCCGAAGTGGTCGCACAGCTCGAGAAGAATCGGGACCTGATTATTTCTGCCCTAATGAAGCGGACTAGTTATGCCTTGGCAATGATGCGCGATGGGCGCAGATCTCAGGCTCTGACATTGATCCACGAACAATTGGGGAATCATGACAAGCGGCGCTGCAACGAGTACCTGAGTTTGATGTACCTGATGATGCTTGCCGGATCCACTCAGGATGAAATCGAAGAAGGCCTTGCAGAAATTGCACCAAGCTTCGTGGAACAGATCCAGATAATCAATCAGACCAGCCGAGAAACCTCTCGGGATTCCAATCCAATCGCGATGGTGCTTGGTACACTATTCAATGCCTGGAAGGCTGCAGAAGAAGCGGATCGTCAGGAATACATGGCCATGGGAAAACCAAACAACGTGGCACAGTTTATCCAGAAGTATCAGATTCAATTTGAGAAGGATGGGAGCCTGGGGCCAGTTCTTTCTAGGGATCTATTCGTTGCCCTGAAACGAATAAGCCGGGACTTTGGCCTGGTATTCAACCTGACCTCATCCCGGCAGTTTGCTCAGCGTTTCTCGAATGACCTGAAGACCATCATGGATTCAGGGTTTGAAATCCGTGTGGAGACTGATCATAAGGGAAGAAGAGTATATTGTATCTGCCAGTAAGCGAAACGTCTATAACTGACGTCAATTTAACTCTACCAGAGAGCATTCGATTATGCGGATACAATTAATTGATAATGACAAGCAGAGCCATATAAGTTTGTTAAATGAAGAATTAAAAAATGCAAATTCTTTGTTTATCTGTATGGCGTTCTTGAAAGAGTCTGGGTTAAAACTACTAATCGAAACCTTTAGAGAGATTATTTTAAGAGGTGCTAACGTTCAGTTTGTGATTGGACTAGACTTTTATCAAACAGAACCAACAGCTCTATTACAGCTGCATCGAATTTGCAGTGGCTCAAAATCAGCTAAATTATTCTTATGCTCTCAAAGCAAAGAGACGTTCCATCCCAAAATATATTACTGGCGTAAAAATGGTGGAGGTTATGGCGCTATTATTGGATCAGCAAATTTGACTATCGGTGGCCTGCGTGACAACTTCGAACTCTCTTCCCATGTCCATTCAACCAAAGCGTCCCCTTTTTCAAGCAGAGTTGAGTTGTATTTCAAGTCAATCATCAAAGATCCGAGAATCAATCTGGCTTCAGCGGTGACAATTGACCAATACAAAAGACAATTTGATATTTATAGAAAGATTAAAAACCAAGCAGAGAAAGAGGCTCTTTCTGAAATTAGCGAAATCAATCTTTTCAATGTCAAGAAAATTAGCACCTACCTAAAAGAATACAAAGCAAACAAGAAGCAACAAGATCAGTGGAACGCCAGACAAAAAGACTATAAGATTGCAAAAAGTATCCTAAACAAAATGGCAAAGCACGCACTTAGTAAGTCTGAGTTCAGAATACAATACGAACGATTAGTTGGAAAAGAAGATCAGCGTGGGCTGTGGCATTCTGGCGGGTTATATCGTAAAAAGAATGAGGTTTTGAAAAACTTCAAAAAACTTCAGACACTTATTATGTTCATATATTCTTCAAAAAATAAATCTGATGATTTCATTATTGGCAATTGTTTAGATCAAATTCAAGAAATACCAGGGCTTGGCTTGAATGTGCCAACTGAAATGCTAAATACTTTACTGCCATGCCGGTTTTCTGTTTTTAATAAAAACTCAACAGAAAGCCTCATTAATATTGGTTGTAGTTCATTTGGGAGCCGAAACAAAAAACATGTTTCAATAGAACAATACTTGAATTTTAATGGTATTGTGGCGGAATTAGCAAGTCATCTAGAATTCACAAGTTATTCGCAGGTCGATCATTTTTTGAATTTTATTTATTGGGAATACGTCTACCCCGCAAAACAACATTAACTTGTATTACGACCTGCAAAGAATTGGCCATCCGCAGTGAATTTTCCACATCCTTTCTAGATCTTTAATTTCTGACGAGCCAATTCCTAATTGATTAGCTGAAACAAAAGTGACAAACCACTTCGATAGATCAGAGATGCTTGTGTGCATCACATCAAGACAAGTGTTGCCATTGCCGCCTCTGAAATGACTTCGGACTCTATCATTGATATTCGATGAGCTCCCGCAATAAACAACTCGAAACTCATCGATACTTTTGACGCATGCATTTGCTAAATTTCCATGCTGTTTTGCCAATATATTTATTGGGATTGCGCTTCGTTTTGGTGAGGGTGTTGCTCTCGAAATTTCCAAAACACTGTACGATGTGTAGAAGAAATATACACCTGCTGACTGATTGGGAATTGGCGGAGATAATTCCAATTCATTGTCACGAACAGAAACTTGAACAATAGACGATGCGCGATTCGATTCTAAATTAGTGACGGTTTCTACACTTAGCACGTGGAACCTTTTTATTTTCATGGATTTCCCAAATACTTGGCAAAATGAACGCATTGATCGGCGTTGGATTGTCAGGATTACCTGAAGCGAATACAGTTATAGCCGGATTCCATGATCCAATAACACTTAATACAATTTTTTCTGCTTGCGATCTAATACTTGAATTGACATTAATTGGAAAAACCTCATCGATGTCATCTGAATGCAAATGGAAGGAATTCCCATTACATAAATGAAACGAAAATTGAACCAAATCTTCATCGCGTAAGCGAATGTTGAAGGCAAGGGAAGCTTTTTCTTGGTTTATATAAACACCGCAAAATGATTCTCTATCCCACAATTCACTGGTGTGTTTTTTCACAGAGGAATACTTCAACGTCCTGGAAAATGCCTTGCTACAACAAGGGCAATGTTCAATTGGAAATGGTTCTCCGAAATGTGCAAGTTTGATATTCCCTACAGAATTTACTTCCTCCATTATCATATCTGTAATTTTATCAAAGTCTCCGTCGTGAAGATGATACAAGCGATTATATTCGATTTTTTCATTTGGCCATTGGAAAACTAGATCAAATGAATGAGCATATTCAGGCGTTCCATAAGAAGCTAATACAGCTATAACATTTGGATTTGCCTTATTTGCTTCAGCAACAAACCCCTCCCATGATACCTTTTGCGATAAAATTTCAGACGGAGATAACTCATGGTGAGAAGATCGGAGATATCTATTGGGTCTATGATGATAATCATGATCTTCAACACACAGAACAGCCAAATTTTCTTCAATTGTGTTTGAAGAGTCTCCATCGATGTGATGGAAATTCAGCCCTACATTCCTTCTTTTACAGACACAGCATCGATTACTGTTTTTATCAAGTAAGATTTGCTGTAGTCCAGGACTTGGGTTAACTCTATTCATTTTGGAATTCTCCGCTCGCGTTGCCGAAAGCCCCTTTCGGCATTGCCGATTCCCAATCGGCGTTGTAAGTCAAAATATAGTCTGGACTTACGCCGGAATGCCGAAAGTGCCGAAAGGTTTTAGAGGTGTCTCACTACGCACGTGTATATTTTTCTCTTCCTCCCCATTCCCGTTCCCTGGGTGTGATGTGGTCTTGTGATTATTTCTTTCTTCTTATTAGATACTTCTCTATACTTTCGGCTCTTTCGGCATTAACTGGATTTCCCCTACAGCCATAAGGTACGGAGCCTGCCGAAAGGGGGTGCCGATTCCTAGCCAAACGCCGAATCCCCTTTCGGCATTTCCCGGAATTCCACCGGTTTTGCTTATCTTTCCCACAGCAAACATCCGTTTTTCATCCCTTGGAGGGACATTGGCATCCGGTAAGATCATCAAGTGGGTAGAAGACAAGGGCTTCGGCTTCATCCGTATCGAAGGCGAACAGGGCGATGTCTTCGTCCATATCTCCGCATTCGGCCGCATTCCCAGGTCACCCAAGGTCGGCGAACCGGTCGAGATCGATGCCTTTTCAGAGGAGAACGGAAAGAAGAAGGCCACCCGAGCCAGGATTCCAGGCCTTGTTCCTCAGCCCAATTTTACCCCCAAGCGTGGATCCGGTCCCTCCCGGTACCAGCCCAGACGTTCTTCCCGCCTCAAGGCTGCCGCAGTCCTTCTCGTGATCGGTGGCCTATTCTGGGGTTACAGCAAGCTCACGGACCATTCCAGCCCCATGCCAGCAGGCATTCCTACCCAGGAACAATTAGAACCCCAAGCCCAGCCACAGCAGTTCCGTTGCGAAGGCAAGACCCACTGTTCCGAGATGGGCTCCAAGGCTGAAGCCGAGTTCTACCTCCACAATTGCCCGAACACCGAAATGGACGGAGACAACGACGGCAATCCCTGCGAGCAGCAGTTCGGCGGTTTCTAGACTTCCCTGACATTCCCCTGGCCTGACCAGGCCATCGTCATTCCACCGGAACTTCCGGTAGGTAATCGGGTACGACTTCACTTCAGTCTCCCGAGGAAGAACGATGGCATCCATGCTGCAAAATATGACCAGGCTCGGCGTCCTGACCCATTCCGGACGCTCCAGCACCTCCAAGCAGCTCAAACCAACCCCAGCCACCCCTTCCAGCCCAGCTCAGCCCCAGATCGCCCCTCCTGAAGCCCTGTTCGTCTCCAGCGGCCTCAAGGTACTCACACCTCCTGGCATAGCCCCAGGTGTCCGCGAATTCGAGCAGGATGGCATCAAGTACCGCAGGCTCGATCCCGAATACCTCGCATGGCTCCAGGACCGTATGCACAAGGCTCAGGCAACGCACCGTGCTGGCAAGCTGCCCACCAAGCAATGGGAGTTCCTTCGCGCAAGCTTTAATGCCATCGCCGACTGGGCCAAGCAGGCATTCTCCCGCAAGCCCATCGCACCACCCGATGAATCAGAAATGTCCGATGAGGAAGCATTCTGTTCCGGAGCCCCTTCACATCCTTTTGTCCGCCCTGGTCCCATGGGCTGGTACTATCCGCAAACCGGCACCTTCGCATTCCATCAGGAAGTCACCGATGAAGCTCTCACAGCCGTCCGTGCCATTCGTGACGAAGCCATTTCACTAGGGTGGTCCGAAGCCTCGCTTTTCCAGAACCGCGCACATCTGCTATATCCCATCGGCCAAGATTGGGGGCTTGTCTGCTTTCTCGAAAAAGGAAGAACACTTGGGACTATTTCCCGAGAGTTCATTGAAATTGTCCATCACGAAAAGAACGGCCGTTCTAGTCGACTTCACTTCCAAAACCCGGAATTGATGAAAGGCCAACCAAACAAACAAGGAGAAAACAATGTTCCAACTCAGACATGCCAACGCAAAGAACGTCCTGCCCAAGGAACTTCTCGCCGAAGTGCAGAAGCATTACACGGGAAATCTCTGGGTGCCCCTGCCCAAGATGTTCTACGAGAGCCGCCGCGAGCTCGTCCTCGAACTGTTCAAGCGGGGAACGACCACAAAGGAGATCGCAGCCAGCGCAAGCCTCAGCACAAGACGGGTCAGCCAAATTCTCGCTGAAGCTCGTCAATCCGGTGAGATCTCCGGTATGAAAAGACGATGAGCGTAAATGCGTGAGGGAGGCAAAATCGGCCTCCCGCCCCGCAGGAAACGATATAAAACAAATTTCTCTTGATGGATTTTCGCATGGCAAAGACTGGACTCAAAAAAGTGGACAAGGAAGAAGTCATTCGTTGGAAGAACAACGAGGGTAAACCTCTTCCCACGATTGAGGATAAGTCTGGCTATCACGGAAACCTCAACGCCCTGAAGCACGGCATCTTTGCCAGCCGTATTCTTTCCGGAGAGGAAAAGGAACTGTTCGATGTCGTCATCCAAAAGCTGTATGGCGACTTCCAGTTCAACAAGTCCAGCGACTACCTGCAAGTGGAGCTGATCGGCATCTACTCGGTGAAGCTGATGCGAGCCCAGGTCGCTGGTGACGCCACTGCATCAGAAAGTCTAGACCGAATGATCCGTGCACACATGCGCGACCTCAAGGCTACCAAGATTTCCCGAGAGGGCGAGCAGCCTGCACAGCCCCAGACCTCACCGGCCGAATGGGCCTCAGCTCTTCTCGACAAGGCTGCCGAAGTTACCGAGCGAAACAAGGCTGCCAAATCAGCCTCCGGGAAAAAGCCGAAAAAGATCGCCGATAACACCGAAGCCCCAGAATCAGAGGCTTCGGTGTGACGGGGCCTGCTGGGTGGCTCCCATGAGCGACATGGCAAATAAGACGTGTTTAATGAAATTTTAATCGACAAAAATTTCCGACAATGAAAGGGAGGCCTGGCGAGCCTCCCTGTGTGTTTGATGCCGGACAGAGCTACAGTGATTCGATGGCCGACTCCAACTGGTCGTCTATCAGGTGGGTGTAAATCTGAGTCGTGGAAATGTCCCGGTGGCCAAGAGCCTTCTGGACCACCAGCAGATCCTTTGAGACGGCATAGAGGTGCGTGGCAAAGGTGTGCCTGAGGCTATGAGGAGTCAGGTGCTTCTCAATGCCAGCCTTGCCTAGCCAGAATTCAATACGGGTCGCGACCTGCCGAATGGAGAGCCTGGTTCCCCGACTGGAAAGGAACAGGGCCTGGATTTCATCGGAAGCAAGCCTGCGGCGATGATCTATGTAACGCTTCAGAAGCACACGTAGATCGGTTTTCAGGAAGCGGACTTGATGAACGTTTCCCTTGGCCCGGATCCGCAGGTGCTTGGAGAGCAGGTCCACATCTTCGATATCCAGCCTGGCAAGCTCGCCGATGCGGATTCCGGTACCCAGGAGCAGCTCGACAATGAGCCTATCCCGTAAGGACTGCGCATCACTGCGAGCTCTCACTTCCTTCAGTAGTGTGCGTTTTTCGGCTACTGTGAGGAACTGTGGTGGTCTCTGTGAGAGTCTGTGGGTTCGGATTGGCCGTGCCGGATTGTAAGGGCATTGTCCTGATTCATTGGCCCAGGCGAAGAATGCCCGGAGCACAGCCTTGATTCGATGAAGGGTCGATTCGGCCTTGGGGGCCTCCGGGGTTCCACTGATCCTGGAATCCAACAGGCATTCTTCGAGCTGCCCAGTCGTAATCTCGTGAAGCTGGACTTCGGGCCATTTGCTTGCCCAGACTGCGGCCACCTGGCGGAGATCCCTGCCATAGGCGGCAACGGTCCCATGGGCCTTCTGGGCTGCCTGCAAATGGGCTAGGAAGCCTGCCAGCGCCTCATCAAGCCTGCTCGGCAACATCCTCTGCTTCCTGCTTGGGCTGGCTGTGACCCATGGGGGTGCTCTTGGGAAGCGGCAGTTCCTCGATGATTCCCTTGTCCAAGGCCCACACCAGCATCATGCGGAAAACCCGGACGGTCTTTTCGATGGTGCGCTCTGCTCGGGGCTCGCCGGTGGGCTTCTTCATCAGGGCGTCGGACTTGAGGAACTTGCCTACCTGGAGCACCCGCAAGTCTGCGAGGGCCTTGTCGCCATGGAAGAACGCCTCGACGATTTCGAGGTCCTTCCGGTAGGTATAAAGGGTGCGTTCGCTTTTGCCTAATTCCTTGAGGTGTTCGATGAACTGGGTGGCTGCCTGGTTGATTGTCGTTGTCTTCATGATGCTACTCCTTGTGTGTTTATGCGTTGATGAATTCGTGGATGTTCTTCAGCTCTTCCTGAACATGTGCCATGGAGCCGACGTAACCCCAATCGATCTGCTCGCCCTTGCCGTACTTCTTGACGGCGGCCGTGATTTCCTTGAGCATGCGCAAGACGTCCTCTTGCTTCTCGTTCAAGGCTTCGGCGGCTTTCTGGTTCTTCTGCATGTGCGGCTCCTCGGAGAGGTGTTTTGTGTGATGTGTAATAACGCACTTACCTCCGCACATATCAAGTCAATTCTGGGGAGTATGCGATAATTATGGCCGATCTGACCGAACGTGAAAAGAAACTGGCCGAAACCCTGCGCAATCCCGTCCTGTGGGGGCAATCCTACCTGTTCAACCGGGACGGAAAGCCCCGTGGATACTGGGACCATCAGAAGGATGACCTGCTCAGCCAGGACCGCAATATCATACATCTGGACGGCCGTGACGTCGGAAAAAGCATCGTTCTTTCCACGGATGCATTGCACTTCGCATTCACCACCAGAGGCGGCCAAGGTCTGATCGCCGCACCCCACCAAGGACACCTGGACACCTTGGTGGAGGAGATCGAATTCCAGCTGGACCAGAACCCCGATCTGATGCGCTCCATCGCCGTCACCAATTACGGCAAGCCCAAGATACATCGCAAGCCATACTTCCGTATCGAATTCACGAACGGCTCAATCCTCTATTTCCGGCCTGCCGGTGCTTATGGCGATGCCTTCCGATCCTTGCATGTGGACCGAATCTGGGTCGACGAAGGGGCCTGGCTGAGCGAGCGGGCCTGGAAGGCGCTACGCCAATGTTTGAAGACCGCAGGCCGCCTGAAGATCTATTCCACCCCGAACGGCATGCGCAATTCGACCTACTACAGGCTGACCATGTCCGAACAGTTCCACGTGTTCCGCTGGCCTTCATGGTTGAATCCGAACTGGACACAGCAGCGCGAGGATGAGTTGCTGGAATTCTATGGGGGTCGGGATACTTCTGGGTGGCAACACGAGGTCGCCGGTGAGCATGGTAAGCCGAGCTATGGGGCATTCAACATCGAGCAGTTCAATCTGTGCCGACAGGATGTATTCGAATACCAGAAGGTGACCATCACCGGCCGTGAATTGAAAGACTGCGAGACCGAAGATTCTGCAGCAGACCGCCTGGAGTTGTTGCTGAACCTGACTCCTAGGACTGGCATGTTCTGGATTGGCGGCGACCTGGGCTACACAAACGACCCGACCGAACTGGTGGTTTTCCACGAGACCACCGTGGGCGACCGTCCCGTAGTGACGCTCATCCTGCGTGTGCATATGGAGCATGTATCCTATCCGCATATCGCACAGACCATCGCACTGCTCGACCGCTACTTCACACCGGTTGGTATTGCCGTCGACAATGGCGGTAATGGAATCGCCGTGGTTCAGGAACTGCTTACACTCGACAAGTACAAGGACCTGCAATTGGAAGGCAGAATCCAGGGCGTAGACTTCGGAGGCATGACTTGCCTGACCAACCGGGATGACAAGGAAATCAAGAAGCGGACCAAGGAGCTTATGACCAGCCTCATCAACGGTATGCTCCAGCGCAAGCAGATCATTTTTCCCTCGGATGATCTGGATATCGAGGACGAGTTCACGACGCACACTTACACGCTGCGGGATGGCAAGGTCATCTATTCCAAGGGCAACGATCACATCATCGATGCGGTCCGGTGCGCAGCACTTGTCCGGGAACTGGCGAATCAGGGAGATGCCAAGGAAGAAACGGTTTTGCTGACTCCTGTTCTGACCAATCCGATCTTCGTCTGACTACCCGTCAAAGCCCGCCTCGTTCCGGTAAGAAAGGGACAGGCCTGGCAGCCTGGACCATGGTGGCCAAGCGCATGTACCGGGCCACATGCGGGTAAGAATTGAAACGGAATAGCAATCGCAAGAATCCTGATCTTCAGTCCGATGGAAGCGTTGAAATACCGATGGCCACGGCGGCTGCCCTGGACAGTTCTGTATTCAGCAAGGTCAGCGCGACAGATGCCATTCCGGTCCTCTGGGAAGATCGGGGCCGCAAGGCCTGGGAATACTACATCGAAGAGCCACTGGTCAAGAACTGTATCAACTCCTGGCGCACATTCGCGGTCGGAGACGAGATCAAGGTCACGAGCGACGATGCGAAGCTGAAGCAAGCCGCCATGGATTGTGTGTATTCGCTCAAGGTCTCCCAGTTCATCAAGGACATGGTTCTCCAGCTTTTGGTCAAAGGCGATGCCATTGGATATCGGCGATACAATGCGAAAGCGAACGACATCGCCGAACTGGTGTGCGTGAATCCGCTCTCCGTGAAGGTCAAGTATTCGGAAGGCAACCTCATCGAAGCGACGCAGTTTGGCGAGCAAGGCACCTTGGCCGGTGATGGCATCACGCTTCCAGTGGAGAACGTCTTGCACCTGAAGTGGGATTCCCCCTCCTTTGCTCCCAGAGGTAATTCCATGGTGCTCCCGGCATTCCAGGCCATCGAACTTCTGCGGGACTACCGCAAAGCCGAGCAAGCCATAGCCAAGCGCTGGGCGACGCCATTCCGGCTTCTGAAGGTGGGCGGAGCATTCGGGCAGAAGATGGTGATGCCGGACCAGCGCATGCTCGAACAGGTCCGCGACATGGTAAACAAGATGGACATGAAGAGCGGGCTGGTTGTTCCCTTCTATGTGACCGTGGAGACCCATGGGACCGATGGCCAGGTGCTCAATGTCGAAGCCAAGGTAAAGGAAGTCAAGGAAGACATCGTCGTTGCCCTGGGTCTCTCTCGCTCCCTGGTTTCCGGCGATGGACCGAACTTCGCGACCGCCTCGGTGAGCATGCAGAAGATGATGGTCATGATCCGCGAGATCAAACAGGCCGCCCGCATTATTCTCGACTGGGTATTCGATGAATGGATGCGTCTGAACGGTTTCGAAGGCAAGGTCGTCCACTACATCTTCAACGACCTCGACCCCAGCGATGCGGTGGACTTCAAGAAACTGTTGCTGGAACTATACGACCGCAAGCTCATCAGCCGATCCAGTCTGCAGCTCAAGATGGAACTGGATCCGGAAGTGGAAAGTGCGAACAGGGATACCGAGCGCCAGCACATCGACATCACGGACGAGAAGCAGATTAAACCGGTGGTAGATATGGTGCTCGCGGGAATCCTGGGAGTGGACAAGGCTCGCACGATGCTTGGTCTGGCACAAGAGGATGGCCCGGCCAAGACCGAGGCGAGTACAGTGCATCATGGTGAGATGCAGAGTCGCGCAGAAGCACACATTTGCGACGAATGTTCCCATTATGATGCCAGCAGTAGCCGCTGCCGGGTCCATAATGCCGAGCGGGCTTTCGATGCCCCAGCCTGCCGGTTCTTCATGGACCGGAGCGCCTGATGGCATCCCCGTTAGCCGAGAAGATTCGCCAGGCGACGGTTTCAAGTTTGGCAAAGCGGGACCGCTACGATGCAGAACTCGCTGCTGGTCTAGCCGCCAATCTGAAGGATGTCCAGGAGCAGATCTCGAAAGCCATCCTCAAGTACAAGAGTCTCGGGAGTCTTCCCGACAACAAGGTGGCCGCACTGACGGGCCTAGAAAAGCTGCAAACGGAAATTGCCGAGGCTATGCGCGACCTGAAGCAGCGCCAGACACTGGCCTTCCGCAAGGGAACTCGGGAGGCTTTCCGCTTGGGTATCGGCAATGGCATCGGTGAATTGGCCCAGGCCGCGATGCCCTTCTACCAAGACCTGAAACCAGAAGGAATCGACAAGCTTTCGACGAAGGTGTTCACCATTGTCGATACCGATGCACTGGACTTCATGACCCAATACAATCTGACCTTGGCTGGAGATGTCCACCGGGAATTGTCGGATGGCATTAAACGGACCATCCTGAGCGGCATCGCCACAGGCAAGGGAGCCGACGATATTGTTCGTGACCTGGGAACTGTCGTGCTGGACAAAGACTCGTTCCGGCAGGCAGGCACGAAGGTATTCAGCAAAGCCCAGTATCGCATGGAGATGATCGCTCGCACGGAAATCCTCCGGGCACACAACATGGGCCGCATGAAGTTCCATCAGCGGGTCGGCGTGCAGCGCCTGGAATGGATGGCCATGGACGATGAGCGAATGTGTCCGGTATGCGGCGACCATGACGGCAATGTGTATCCGATCGACAAGTTCCCGCAGCAGCCTGCTCATCCACATTGTCGCTGCACTAATCTGGTCGCATGGCCCATGACCATCTGCGGAGGGCCGATGCAGTCCAAGGCAGCACCCACGGAACCCCAAGGAGACACCTGCATCCTACCACCCCATGTGTTGGAAGGCATGGCAGATGCTCAGGCGGCAGAGAGCGCAAAGCTTCAGCAAGCCTTCGAAAACGGCAATGCGGAGGACTTGGGTGCATTGACGGTGAAACAGCTCCAAACCCTGGCCAAGGGCAACGGAATCGCCATCGCGAGGACCAAGGCCGACTTCATCAAACTGCTGGATGCCGCCGAACCTGGCGTGGACCATGGTGATTTAGCAGGCAATGCTCTCCAGGAAAAACTGAAGGCCTACAAGATCGGCCTCTTGCGCACCAAGGAAGACCTCGCAGCCCTGCTAGCCCAGAAGCAGCTGCAGTTCAAACAGGCGAAGCTGCTGGCCCAGCAGCAGGCAAACATCCCCAACGCTGGCGGCCTGTCCGGCCTGTCTGTGCAACAGTTGAAGGACATGGCCAAGGAGAACGGAATCTCCCTGAATGTGACCAAGGAAGACGCCATCCAGATCCTCGACAAGCTGGAACCCGGTGTAGACCATTCCAAGCTCCAGGGCAAGGAACTTGCAGACCTGAAGAACAAGCATGGGATCAGCATCCTCAAGAACAAAGAGCAGCTGATCGAAGCCCTGCAAAAGAAGGCTGGCTCCGACTTGGCCGAGAGCGCCAAAAATAAGGCTATCGAGGAAGCTCAACAGAAGATTGTGCAAAAACAGAAGTCGGACCTTGAAGCCTGTGTCCAGGGACTAGCGGTTCCTGCAAGCCCGAAGGACTACAAAGGATTCCTGGAATCCTTGAAGAATGCGGAAGCCGCCATTGGCAATTCCGGCGCATTGTCTCAGGACCTTCTGGCCGGGCATTCCAAGGAGATTGCCCTGAAGAAACAGTTATTTGCAGACCAGGTTGCGGCGATGAAATCCAGCGATCTGAAAACCATCGCGAAGGACACCAAGGTCCAATACTGGCAATGGGCAAACAAGGAGGAGCTTGCCACGCTATTTAGTGAGACCGATCCGGCAAAGATCGATGCGGCGAAGAAGTCTATCGAACAGAAGCACACGGAATGGGCGGTCAAGCATGGATCCGGCAAGAAGGATGCTAAAGCGGAACCGGCTCCCAAGTCAGAACCAACGCCAGCACCCAAACCCGAGCCTGTGAAGCCAGCCGTTCAGGAAACGTCCAAGACCATCAAACCAAAGGATGACGCTGATTCCCTATGGCACGAAAAGGTTAAGAAGGGCTCCTTCAAGCTGGAAGGCAAAGCTGTGGTCGGTGGAGCTCACGAAAAGGAATTCTGGACCGATGAAAACGGCCATAAGTGGTTATTCAAACCCTCGGCCAAGAAGGACGACGACTTTATCGCCCATGGAGAAGAGGCTGCCTACAAAATCGGCCGCATTGTGAACCCAGATGCCATCGAAGTCCGCAGCATTCTGCTCAATGGCCGAACCGGCTCCATCCAGAAGTGGCGCACGGACCTCAAGGACAGTTTCGATTTCAGGAGCACTCAGCCGCAGGACCTGACTACGCTCGAACTGGAGCAGATCCAGAAGGAACATGTGATTGACTGGTTGATCGCAAACCACGATGGCCATTCCAAGCAGTTCATCCGGGCCAAGGATGGCAAGGTGTATGGCATCGACAAGGGCCAGGCGTTCAAGCACCTGGGCAAAGATAAGCTCGATATCGACTACCATCCTAACAGCGTCCATGGCGAAGAAGAGCCTTACTACAACAAGGTGTTCCGCGCCGCAAAGGAAGGCAAGATCAAGCCCAACCCGCAGGTGGCATTCCAGACCATCCAGGCAGTCGAGAAGATTTCTGACGAGCAGTACCTGGAAATGCTTAAGCCCTATGCGGAGGGGCGTTTCGCGAAGGACTCTGTTGGATTGAAGGGATTCTACGAGCAGGCCTTGGCTCGCAAGCATGGATTGAGGAAAGACTTCGAGAAGTATTACGGAGAAATAACCGGCGACAAAAATTTCCGTTTCGGTGAGCAGGCTGTTGCGTCAGCCAATCGAAAGGTGCTGGATGCCATGAGCGAAAAGACCGTTGAGGAAGCCCGCAAGCTTGGTTGGCAGGGCAAGACGCTTCCCTTCGACAGTGGTGAT